ACACTATCGCACCCTGACAAGCCCTCGTCCCCGTCCTTTGAAAAAATATGCAAGAATCAAAGGACTAGGGAAGACGACTTACCAACGACCCAAAACAGACCGAATTAAAACAAACATCCCATAAATAATTACAGCAATAAAAGGAGCAAACATATACATAATTAAAATATCTTGATTTATCATTGTGAATTAAATATATCAAAAATAAAATGTAAAAAAGCTGAAAAAATTTTAACAATAATAATCGTGGCTATTATCATTGTTATTGAATAAAAAAAATAATAAAACAATAGGGCTGTCATACAATTTTTAGATTATTAAAAATAAAACCTGACACCATAAAAAAGCCCATTGTAACCAATATGGCAATTCCAAAGTTAAGTGATCCAAGCATTGCGATAGTTGTAGTCGCACCTGTTGTTGTCCCAAACTCTACTGGGGGTTCTTCCTCTTCTTCTCCTTCAGTATAAGTGACAACAAGTTTAGGATCATAAGTTGTTCCCTCTTCAACAGAAAAATACATCTCCGCACGAGAAGATGAAGTAGGAGCATCACCAGATACATCATTAGCAGGACGAACCCCCAAAGAAGTTACACCAGTAGAATTGATTTCCTCTATTCCAGTTGGATTTAAATCAAAAGTATGATAAGCGGATGTCCCATAAAAAGTAGCGATTGGAATATTATCCGCCAAAGGCGTAGAACCCCAATTAACTACATCATAATCACCAGCAACCAAACCAGCTTCACTCGCTGTTTCATTAGTAACCAAAACAAGATCAGCAGGATTAGTACTCTCACCAACAGCACCCACACCAGTAGAATACAAAGACAATTCAGCAGAAGAAATCGTAATACTATCTGGTAAAGAAGATGTATCAAAATGTAAAATCACACGCTGTAATACATAGTTCGGAGAACCAAGAGCTTCACCACGAATATACTCAACATGTTCAGTAGTCAAATACTCCGTAGCGTTTGGATAATTTATTATATCTGACCAAGTAGTACGATCACAAGTGTTATAACATTTAACATAACCATTTAAAGAAGTATAAAAAGTAGCAGGAGATTGAGCAAATACTTTTGGAAAAATACTAAAAGATCTCACAACATTCATAATGGGCAACTCTTCTATCCATTTATCATAAGTAGTTGTAGCGTATTCAAGTTGATACCAAACATCTTTATCTTTATAAAATTGAGGCTCACCAGCAAAAATAGTAGTTTGATAAACATTACCCTCACTAGAATTTAAAATTACTTCAGTGTACGAATTAGGAGTTACATCTTTACCTGAAAAATCTAATTGATCTGTCTTATAAGCATACTTAACATCTATCTGTTTCTGTTCATTCTTATACGGAACAAAATCAACAATTTCAATAGACTTTAAATCCATTTCAACAGCAGAAACATATGACGGAAGTATCAAAAAACTTAAAATAAACCCTCCTAAAACGATTTTAAACCGTCTTTTTTTTATGTTTTTCATAATATTCTCTTTTTCTTTGCTCTTTACACAAAAAACAAATTATCTTTTTACATTTTCTATTTCTCTCAATAGGATACCTACCACATTTTGAACATTCATAAAAAAATTGAATCATATTATTTTTTACGCATAGCCCTTTGTCCTTTTTTGAAATTCTTGACAGATAATCTCATCATCTTTGCACCATAACCATAAGGCCGTCTAATCATTTTTTTTCCAAAAATAAGTAATCTCATAATATCAATTATAAACTTAAAAAAGTTATCCACAACCAAAGATGTGGACAACTTGTTTATAATTTTCCCCCAGACCCCCTTATAATACCTCTTTTTGTAGGAAAAGAACCCCCAACACCGCTTTTTATAGCGGTGTTGGAGGCTCTATACAATACCCCTTTGGCTACTTTACAGGATTAGCCACCCGAGTATAAAGCTTCTCTACTCTTAAAAAGGCAAGACCTGTTCTAATGACTTCTTGACTTCCGACGGTGTTCGAAGTATTGAGCCAACACCATTCTTTAATGTCGTTGCAGTAGAATTATCCCCCGCCGACATTTTTCCGACTTTTCCCCGCCTTAAGGCGTGGAAAAGTTTAAGAAAATTCTCTGATAAAACAGCCGACCTTTCTTTAAAACCCAGATCAAATGCTTCAAAAAAAACTTCTTGACTTTTTGGAATACCTTGAGCTAAATAATTTGTATTATATGCGTTAAAAATCTCTGCTCGTGGAAAATATGTTTTTTTAGAAATCGGCTCTTTAGTTTCATCAACAGTTTCTCCAGCCATTTCTTGAAATTCTAAACGAGTAAAAACATTCCAAAACAAAAAACGATTTTTAACACACTTATAAAACCTATTAACATTACCACGAGCAGACACTTGAATAGCAGTCGGACGCTGTGAAATAATATTCAAAGTACGATGAAAATGACGAGTATGCAATATTAAACGCCTTTTTGCCTTGCTAAATCTAGTTCCCTCATAAGAATCAAACATATCTTGACCTTCATCAAAAAATATATGACAGTCATTTAATTTTGAAAGCCACTCAACAAGCTCAATCGTACTATCAAAATCTTCTGGATTAAAAAAATGCAAATTTTTAGCACAAGGAATACGATAATATCTTTTTCTAAAAAACAAAAAATTCCAAAAAGTCAAAAACAAGTTCTCTCTATCATCAAAATCAGATACATTTATATACCAATTACAATAAACAACTTTCCCCTGTTTAAGTAATTGAATAATATCCGCAGTCGCAGAATAAGTTTTACCATTACCAATAAGACCATAATACATATTTATTGAACCCTCTGAAGCTTCAAAAATATCTATTAAATCCTTTGTTAAAACTTTTTTACCTAATTGTTGCATACTTTTCTTGTAATTCTTTATAATAATTTACTGCCTTACGAATCGCAGTAATACGAGAAACATCAAAAATCAAATAGATTTGTCCATTAAACATAAATCTACAAGTATATCCATCACTAAATTTTTCTACAATAAAACTCATAAACATATAATTGACACTCTTTTTTTACTAATAAATTATTAAAAACAAGTTTTTCAATTCAAATGAGCAGGCAAACGCTGACCCAAAAAAAGTTTAGCTACTAATAACAACAATTCAAAAGGCAAAATAACCCATAAAAACATATGAAAAGGCAATTCAAGAAATGGCAATGTTTGCATTGCAGAATTATAATAACCCATTGCTAAAGCTAATGTTGAATATACAAATTGAGGCAAATGAACCTCGCCAAAAACACTAAAAATAGCAGATAACAAATTCAAAACAAAAGAAATTAAATAAGTAAAAATCATATAGTTTTATGTAGAACTCTACCAATAATATGAGATCCCAAAACTCTAGAAACCAAATAAAACCCTAAAGCAATATAGATTAAATATTCCCAATATGGAGTTATAACATCAACAAAAGATTCTTCAGGAACATTTTGTTGTGTAGCCCATATTGTAGAAGAAGAATTTAATAACCAATCAATAGAGTGTGATAAATCAAGATTCACCGAAGCACCAGCCCCAGCAATTCCACTAGGAATCGTTGCAGAAATAACAGGAATTGCTGTTACTGTTGTCGTTGATAATATAGAAACAAAATCTGTGAAATAACCAATAGGAAATACCCCTTTAGCCTTTGTAGCAAAATTTTTCACAGATTCTGTTAATTGGGTACTGTTTGGAATAAGAAGAAGGGAAAGACAGTCAACTAAATTAAAAGAAGACCAACCAACACAAGAAGCCATAGAAACCGTTGATGAAGCCATAAACGCTTCAACTGCTTCCGTCGTCGAAGCGATCATTATATCCAGAGCCGTAGCTTGTCCCGCTATAAAAAAAGTTGTTGTAGAAACCAAAGAATTATTTAAAGAAGAATCAAGACCCCACCAAGAAGCAATAGTTGTAAGCCAAGAATCAGACTTTACAGAAGTTTTAACTGTGTATTTTCCCTGACTTAAAATAGATGTTGTTGTTGATAAATCAAAATATCCAAAAGAACTAATCGGAATTTGTAAATTATTCCAGAAAAGAGCTACTGCACCTGTCCCTTGAAATTCTTCATTTCGTTTATAATCAATATTCAAATATAAATCAGAATCAAAATCACTTTCATTTATATACCCAGTTGCACCTAAAACAAAAGACGAAGAAGTTGCAACTGTAGAATCGGGAACAGGAACTAAAGAAATAATACGAGTACTATTAAGACCCAAATCAGAAACTTTACCATTTAATATAGTAAAAAAGGAAATATCATAGTTTAAAGTAGAAGTACCAAAATCATTATCATAAGAAATAATTTTATATAATTCTCCCTCTGAAAAAGAAGAACAATTAAAAACTAAACCATCGTCCATGTCATCATTACCAATTAAATTTTGAGGTGTTGTTGGATAAGGTAAAGAAGAAAAACACAAAGCTGTATCATTATGAAAAACTTGAAAAAAATCAAAAGACTGATCCTGACGATAAGACCAAGTCCAATTACCAGAATCATTTAATATCGCCTGTTCAACAACAGATCCCAAAGTCAATTTTGGCAACAATAAAATAAGGAAAGTAGCCACCACTACTCCTATTGTTACAAAATTGCAAAATTTTCTTTGAAGTGATAACATGTATATAATAACTTGCGAATAACCTGCACTATGTGGCGGGTTTTTTCGTTATCTAACGACCAAATCCCGTAAACTTATGGGCCAAACGATACATAAGATAAATAAACGCAATAGCAAGCAAGAACGGCCAAGAAACTTCAACCATCCAAAGCATAAAATCAACAGCAGTCCCTATAAGACCAATAAAGGTATTATAAATATCAGAAGCTGTAATACCCACCGAATTAAATACTCCAGTCGTTGTAGCAGAAAGTGAAGGCATTTTATTTTATATATTTATACATTTCTTTAAGTCGAAATTAAAACCCGACCTTTAGACTCACCAAGACACTATCGCACCCTGACAAGCCCTCGTCCCCGTCCTTTGAAAAAATATGCAAGAATCAAAGGACTAGGGAAGACGACTTACCAACGACCCAAAACAGACCGAATTAAAACAAACATCCCA